ACGTGCCGGTATATGGGGCAACGACTCCTCCTAAACCTCCCCCGCGGTTGAGATAAATCTGCCGCTTGTTGTTGATGGCAGCCTCGATCTCCGCCTTTGTGGTCACGCCATACTCGGCATAGAACGGCGCGACTTCTTTCATCTCGTCGCTCAGCTCCTTGAAGCTGGCAAGCTCCTCGTTGAACTGCGCCTCAGTGCCGGTGTAGCCGCCTGCGACGGCCTGCTCATAAGCAGATGCGCCGTCCATGACGTTGAAGGTCTGGCCTTCTGGATGCTCTCTGTCGGTGATGTTGACGCTGTGCCCGTGGTCGATATTCTCGATGGTGACTACGGGGCTGTAGCCGTCTTCGCCTCGGATGAACTGCTGTTCCGGTACTCTTACAATTACATTGTCAGCCATTATGCGTTTACCTCCTCGCCGCTCTCAAAGAGCGTGGCGTTCATCCTCAACCGGATGATGTTGGTCGGGGGATTCGTGATCGAGTTCTCGTAGTGGATTCGCGTGTCGAGCTGGAACATGTCGTCCTGCACGAACTTGTAACTGTCCTCGCGGGAGAACAGCACGAGGATGACGTCCTCGTCTTCTTTCTTCTGGCAGTCGCGGCTTTCGCCGTCTCTTGACCAGTAAGCGGTTTTTAGCGTTTCGCCTCCAAGTTCCTGCTTGAAGATGAACTCGATGCCGGAGATGTGGTCAAAGTTCGGGTCTTCTATTTCCACGGGAAGCACAAACACGGTTCCCGCTTTGATTTTGATTGCCATGTCGTACCTCCTTACGTGAGAACAATTTTTGTGATGTACATAAAACTTGTCGCGCCAAATGTCGCTTCGGTATAATGCTTATCAGTTATCTGGGCCGACTTTTCGCCTTCCCCAGAAATTTCGCAGATTTTGGCCCCTCCAATTGTGAGGTACAGTGTAAGTCCTGCGCTAAACGCGGTTGAGGCTACCGTTAAAGTATCAAATGCCGTTACAGGAATCATCGGCTCAAGATGCCCGTTGGATGAATTTCCGCTTGTATACTCAATCCGCTTATACGTTGCATTGTAGGAAGAGCTGCCAGACCCTCTTACCCAGCTATATCCTTCCTGCAAGCCAAACGTGCCGTCGAGGATGATATTCTTGCCGCCGCACAGAACCTCGTACACCTTCCCAGCGTTGCCGATGACCACGGCATTCGTCTTCGTGTTGTCGCCGTAGGTCGGGTGAGTCGACGTTACGCTGTATGTACCGAAGGCCGCAGCCGGAATCACAAAAAAGTGCTCGGTGACGTTCGCGTCGTTCGGTCTCACAAAGCCGTCTGCGTCCTGCTGCGTGAAGGTGCCCGTGCCGTTCGTGACGCTGACGGAACAGCCGGTCGAAGTCACGACCTTGAGGATGGCGCTGTTCGTGTCAAGCACCGTCGCTTCGTAAGAACCGGCTACGTTGAAAATGGAGACTCCCTTCTTGATGTTCGCCGCAAGAAGGTTCGCATCACCGAGGATTGTCTGCGCACCTGCGAGCCACTTGTTTGCCGCGATGGTCTGGTCTGCTGTCCCCGGTGTATAGCTCGTTGCCGCTATCTGTGATTCTGCCGCGATATTTACGGTGACGGATGACATGCCGTCATAGCCGCTGTCGGGGACTACGTTCGTCGAAGCTCCGGTGATGGATACGGTCTTGGACTGCAGCATACTGCTGCCGCCGCCTCCGCCGCGTCTGGTAATCATGGCTTCACTCATTTCCTGATACACCTCGCTTTGAAGGTCAGAGCCACGGTCGGTTCCTCTTTGGCGTAAAACGTGATGGTGTTCGTCGTAGCGACAGCCTTGTAAATCTGGCCCCACGCTGTGTCTTCTGCCACAGCCGTTGCATAATCGTCATCGTCAGGCACAAGATCGATGATGGGGGAGTCCGTCGAAAGGACGCCGGAAATCGTCACGGCCTGCGTGAACGGTGCGGCGCTTCCAGTCCAGCCGTCAGCGGCAAGAGTGCCGCTGTATTCCACGCTCACGGCTTCGCCGAGCGTGTTGAGTACGGCCTGCAGGTTCGTGCTCTGCCCGCCGCTCGTCTTTGCGCCGATATTCGCTGCGGCAGTACCGGCGGCGATGGCTTCGATCAGGTCGTTGATGAAGTCCTTGAGCTTGTTCGGGTCTTCCTCAAACTTCGCTTTCAGTTGGGCAGGGCTTAGTCCGCCAACGCCGTCAAGCGGCTTGTCGGGCAGGTCTGTTATAGCTGTCAGTTCTTCGGTAAATTTAGTAAACATTGTGGCCTCCCTATTTAGCAAAGCCTGTGAATCTTACGCGGATATCCGCCGCAAGTACGGTGCAGCGTGTTGCTGGGTTCTCGTTGTAAAAGATCAACTTGTAGAACACGAACTTCTTCGCCTTGATTTTCTCGCGGTACATCTGCGGGTCGTACAGTTCGTCAAACTGGAGCGTGTCAAAAGCAAACTCGTTGAAGTCGAACTGATACGCCTTCGTCGATATCGTCTTCTGGTCGCAGGTTTTCTTGTCGGTCTTGGCTGTGATGATCAGCTCCGTGTTGCTCTCAGGCTTCACGCCTACCCATGCCATAGCCGAGTATTTGCGCATGTAGTCCTGATTGAAGGACATGGAGCCGGATTCCCAGTAGGCGGAAATCACGTCGCCGTCGTCGTTCATATAGTCAGAGCTGAAGTGCTTGACCTTCCCGTCCGGTGTGCCGATGTACAGCTCTTCGCCGATGTTCGCCATGCAGGAAACAGGGAAGTTCGTGTAGTGGCTCCATGCGTCAGCAGCGTAGTTGTAGACAAGTGCGTCGCCGTTGTAGCAGATGTAATACTCCTGTGCGTCGTTATCGTCGTAGCAGTAGCAATGCTCAGTGCGGTAGCTTTGCAGTGCCGCCCATACGCGGTCGGAGATGCGCTTGGCCTGTCGCTCGTCCCTCGTCAAGTTCGACGTGTAATAGCTGCTGTTCTTCCACTCGTAGAGGTCGTTGCCAAACAGCGTGTACGGGCTGTTCATGACGAGCCGTACCTGACCCGGAGCCGCGTTGCCGATTGCCTTATTGACAGGCGTCACATAAAATGCCGGAACATTCAGACCCTCTGCCAGCGTCAGGCTGGATGCTGAAATGCTCCATGCGCTATCCTTCTTGTAACAGGCGAGGCTGGAGTAGTGGCGGATCATGCCGGTGATGGGTGTGTTCTCGTCGCCCACCAGCGCCTCGTAAAGGTCGGGGAAGTAGTCGGCGCGGGGGTTCCCGTAATAGTCCATGCCAGAGTAGATGGTTTTGTTTGTGCCGTCGCCATAGAGGAAAATGCGGGTGTCCTGCGTTCCTGCGAACAGCTCGGCGTACTGCATGTTCTCTACCTGAGAGCGGAAAGCGGTTTCAGGCCCGACATGGTATCCAACTTCATAATAGTTGGGGGAAGAAAAACCGATAATGTCGGTGATCGTAAGGATGCCGTCGTTATATGTGTATGTTACAGGAACGTCAGAACCGCCTTGCACGTAAGTAACGTAGTCGATAGCATCCGGTTTCTCCGCAATTCGGAAGCTGTTGTGTGCCGTGTTACCGTCAGGTGAAAGCCAAACGCGGCGCTTATTTGTCAGCCTGTTGACGTTTTCGTAGGTCGCGCTTTCGTCTTCAACGTCCATCGGTGGAACCGCAATCTGTACAATCGGTACATAGCCATCTACTTCGTCCAGATCAGTGCCGTCCCACTGCCAGTATTGTGTGCCGTCGAGGATATACGCTTTGTTTTCAAAACCGAAGACGAACACATCGCCGTCTGTGTTGACAGTGCCGATTTCCACGGCGCTGAGTGTCGTGTCGCCCTCTTCCCAGAACTTGTACAGCTTACCGTTGCATGCTCCGAGCATGTACTCAGTGCCGCCAACGTAGCCTACCCACAAGCCCTTGACGGGGTTCTCTGTCTCAAGGTCGACGACAGTCTTCGTTCCCGGCCTGCGCTGAAGGTTCCTGTCACGGGTGACGCGGAAGTTGTTCATCGCGGCGGCTTCGCCCATCTTGAGCTTGGTGTCGCCGTCAGGGTTTTGGTTCAGGCCGAGAAACGCCTTGAGCGGAAAAACCTTTTCATTTGTCGTGGCTTTGATCTCTGCCATAACTCACCCTCACACGAGACCCTTCGTGTCTCCCGTCTTGTTGATCGCTCTCTGCAAGCTGCCGTAGCCTCTGCCTTCCGGCACATCGGGCTTGATGCCCAGCTCCTGAATAGCTCCGGGCTGCGGCATACCGGGCTGCGGCGTTGCAGGAGGCCCGCCGGGTGCAGGCATACCAGCCTGCATCTGTGCTGCCTCGCGCTCTTTGATCTTCTTTTCAAGCAGCGCACGTCTGCCGGGGATTCTGTCATCCGGTACACGTTCCAGATAGTCGATGATGTCGATCATGCCCTGCTGAAGCAGGTTGTCCAGCGTCTGCGTCGCCGCGATCTCGCTGTAATACGTGCTTGCGCCGACGTCCAGCTTGAGCAGAACCGGATGCTTCTTGAGCAGTTTGAAGTCAAACAGCACCGGGACTTCCTCCGGCACTTCAAGGTCGGGATTCATCTGCTGCGCAAACATGACAGCTTCGCGCTCTTTGGTAGTGATAGGCGAATCGACGTATCTCTTGCCGTAATACTCGCCCATGAACTCCAGATAAATCCTGAACATGTCTTCCATGTTCTTGTACAGATTCTGCTTCGTCAGCTCGGACGGAGTAGAAGCTGCTCTCTGCAAGGCGATGATGGCGGAAGTGTTGTCCGGTCTGGTGTCGCCGAGGGCTACGCTGGTAGCGCCAAGGCTCTGCTCGGTCTCTTCGACAGCGAGCTGGATGTACTGGCTAACCTGCGGGGAGATGGGAGCAGGGTCAATGATCTTCGCTACATCGGCGACGTTGCCCTGTACGCCGATTGCGCCGCCAACGCGGTTGTCCCAACGCTTGACGCGGGTGGCATCATACACGACCTTCGAGAAGGCCGACTTCATGATGCTGACCATCGTCATAGCCCACGCTTTATTGATGAATACCTGATTCGGGATAAGGCCGGAGATCATCGCCTGACCGTGGTAGCAGTCTGCTATATCGTCCCAGCTCAGCCAGTTGATCGGGTAGAGCTTGATGTCCATGCTCTTTGGCTCGCAAATCTCTGCGTTTCTGGTGCTCTCGTAGTACCAGACCTCGCCGTCGTCGTCCTTCCAGAACGTCATGAGCACGGTCACAAGCCCGTCGGTATACTTCGCTGCGTCGACCAGATTGTTCTCTTCATCGTCAGCGCGGATAGTTTTCCAGTCTGCGCTCTTGTTGGCCTTTGCGCGAATCTTCACGCTGCGCACGGGTTCGCGCTTGGCAATGATGATCCACGGCTGCGTCTGCACATGCTTGTCAGCAGGATTGCCGAAGTAGACGCGGGTGTTGTCCACGATCTCGGTGACGATAGCGCCCTTGGCTTTCTGGCCTGTCTCGGCTTCTGCATCCCAGTGAGTGTACATGCAGCCGCTCCCGTCAACAGCGGCGTTCCTTGCAAACTCGCGCATCAGGGAGGGGATATTGTTTCTCTCGATGATGGCGTCGAACTCTTCGTTGACGATCTCTACGAGCTGCTTGTAATCGTTCGTGCCGACGGTGTTCGCCAAAGCAGAAGCCGTGACGCGGATGTTGTCGGTCGTGATGCTGGCAACGATGAAGCCGACGACGCGCTTGAGAATATTGATCTGCGGGGTAGGCAGACCATTGGCCTCCACGCCTTCCCACTGTTTGCCGATGTAAAAGTTCCGGTTTACTTTTACGTTGTCTTCGAGCTGAATCTGGGCATTGAAGCTGAGGCCCTTGTTGTAAAACTCATAGACAACAGTAGGCGTCGGCTTATCCTTACCCTTGAAAAGCCCTAAGCTATGTTCATCCATCAGTTGCCTCCGTCTTCGTTCACGATATCATAGGGATTCCACGCCATCATTTTCTCAAGTCCGGCATCCCATCTCTTTTCGACTTTCTCGGCTACCTGAGTCGCGATCCGGCTCTCAGACTCACTGAGCTTATCCTCCAGCATGTTGATTCGTTCGCTGAGTCGTGCGTTATCAATCGACAGCCTGCTGATGGAATCAAGCAGCACTTCATGCTCTTTGGTGGTGCGGTAAAGTTTGGCTTCCAGCTCTTCGATCTTGAGCGTATGTGCATGAGCTTTGCCGAACAGCCAGCCGGTCAGTCCGACCATTGCTGTGAGTAAAAAAGCAAGAACTGTAGAAGTACCAATTGTCATTTCGTTTCTCCTGTCATGTCCAGCTTCACAATGAGCTGGCGGTCTTTCCTCTCCATCGGCTTGTCTGAGTATCCGCCGTTCTTCTCCTGCTGAAGAGCGCTCTTGCAGCCGGTAGCAGACTTCGGGTCGCTGACCATCTTTCTCTCCAGCCAGCTCGTCCGGCGCCTCTTCGCCCAGCGCAGAATCTGCGCGTAACCTTCAGTCGTTTTCAGTTCCTCGAACTCAGCGTCTTCGTCTTCACAATCAGTTCCCTGAAAGATGTAGTTGATCATCCCGGCCTCATCTGGGAAGACCTTCCTGTTCTCTTCACAGTCTCTGAAGTAGAACTTGACCCGCTTCTCAAACTCTTCAGGGCTTAAACTCGGTTCCATATCTGCACCTCAGTAATTCACGTAACTGTCGGTAGGTTCGCCGCCAGTCATGAAGTCGTCGTAGTTTTCTTCAGGCCCGTCGATCAGCTCATCCTTCTGCACGGGCACTTCAGGCTTCTCGCTCACCATGCTGCGGTTGATGCAGAAGTACCTCACGCCGTCAACCGTGTGCGTGATGTCGTGCGGGTCTTTTGCGCAGTCGTTCGGGTTTATTTCGTCATGCTGGATCGACTGGATGTCCTCTATGACGCCGCCGACGTTGTCGAAGAACATGAGCATCGGCAGCTCTTTCGGTGCTTTCTCCGGCCCACCAAGCATCTTGATGACATACTCGTCATGCAGGGGAGCCATCTCCAGCAGCGATCTCATGACCATGTGGCCCTGAACGCGGCTGTTGTCCGACTTGATGATCGGCACACCGTTCGCTGTGAATATCTGCGCAATCGTCCGGCCCGTTTCCTTCTGCCGGTTCCACATGTCCGGCGGCGCATACGTGCAGACGACGTTCTCGTACATCAGCGTGTTTTCAAGCGCGGCTTTTGCAGCGTCCTGAATGCTCAGGTTCTCAGCCTCAAAGCTCCTGATGCACCAGCTCCGCCCGTCCTCGTCGATCACCCACCAGAAGCAGGCGAACATATCAAGGCCATAGTCGAAGCTCCGGTATACTTGCCAGTGCTTCGGTATCTTGAACGGCTTGATCGTGTGTATCTTCGGGTCGAAGTTGTCGAAATAACACCCGCCCATGATGTCCCAGTTGCCGTAACGCATGGCTTCTGAGTTGTGCATCATGGAGATGTTGGAGAGGTAATTCGGGTTCTTCTCCAACATGATCACGTTGTCTTCAGCCTTGGCGAAGATGAAGCTGTAATCTTCGGGGTTCTCCGTCTTCTCAGGGTGCGAGTAGTCGACCTTGAACTTGCGGTCAATAAACAGCCGCTTCACCCAGAAGTGACCAACGCCGCCGGGGTTACAGGTGAGGTAGTATCTCTTCGGGAAGTCGTTTGAACCACGAAGACAGCCTGCCAAGTGGCGAAATGTCCTTTCAGAGAACTGTGTCGCCTCGTCCATGAAGATGACGTCGTAGTCCTGACCCTGATACTCGTTCTCGCTTTCCTGACCTGACCAGTGACCGAAGATGATCACCGAACCGTTGTAGAACGTCAGGATGTGAGAACTGCCGTTGTAGTCGTAGATGTCAGTGGGCAGACGTGCTTTGATCGGCCTAATGTGGTTTCGCTCAAGCTCCGGGTAGTGCGCACGGATAATCAGCACCTTGATCCCCGGATACTCGATGCAGTATTTGATCGCCAACGTGTCGGTAGCGAACGACTTACCGCCACCCTTCGCACCGCCGTAGCACGTAAAATACGTCGTCGAATTAAAAAACTCTATTTGTTTCGGGTTCAGTTTCCCAAGGTCAACAACAATGTCCTTGTTCGCCGCAATCGTCTTTTTTGCCTTCGGCATGGCTCAACCCCACTGTTCTGCCATGGCCTTCCCGACTCCTAGGAACGTCTTCGACCTTGATTTCGCAGCCCCGCCTTTTCTGCTAAACCCCTTATATTTCGGGTCGTGGCTTCTGCTGTATGAGCCAGACGTGACATACGGTTTGTGATCCTCGACTATCTCTGTCGGCTTCAGCGGCGGCAGATTGCGAAGCCATAAGCAGGTCTTCTTCGACCACGGCTCGCCAAACTGATACGGCTGAATAATCTGAGTGGGAAGCGGCAGTTCGTACACTCTTGACGGAACCGGGTTCTCTATCGCAACATGTTTCGCCGAGCAATTAAGCAGGCGCATGAAAAATGCTTTGCCTTCAAGTCCTTTCTTGTATCTCTCGGCATTCAGCTCGTGATTCTTGTAAAGCCAGCGAGCTCCAGCGTTTGAAAGATAAGTGCATGGCGGATGAGCAATGACTAAATCCCATCCTTCGTCGATGACGTCGAGGACGTCGCCTTTGATGTGCCACTCAGGGTGTCCTCCTGAGCAATCCTGCAAGTCGCAGGAATACGCCTCATGGCCCTTTTCTCGAAATGCCTTGCATACAACTTGTGATTCTTCGCAAGCTACTAAAACTCTCAACTCGGCCTCCCAGTGTTTAAAACACGAAAAGGCCGCAGACATGAATCATCACATCTACGGCCTTAATCGCCCTGTATCTCCACGAGCCTTAAAGCTCGATCCTTAAATGTCTGTGGCAGCGGCTTGACTTGCAGAAGACCTCAATCCCCGCAGCCTTTGCCCCGTATACTGCCCTGCCAAGATAGCTCTTGCAGTACGGACATAACATCCTGCCATTTACTACCAGAATCTTTTTCGGGGTTCTGGTATTTTTTTCTGTCGTCGCACTCAAAACCCAGCCCCCTATTTTTCTGGTACATGGGCTGGCGCGTGGCTTAAACACCAGCCCATGGGCAAGCACAAGAAAGGACTCGAACCTTCACGCCATTTCTGGCACAGCTCGAAGCTGCGTGTCTCCCTCGCCGCTTGTATTTCATGCAGCAGCCACGCCGCACGAAACGGCTTCCACCACTCGTGCATATTACTCTACCAACTGAGCGAGCTTGTGACGTCGAATACCGGCAACGCAGCGGCGGTGGTGTCAGACCGTACTGCGCTGCCAGTACCCACGTCAACAGAAAGGAGGTTCTGCCCGTGAACCCATAGCCAACATACCACGCTTAAACGAACTTGTCAAGTCTTTTTATTCGCTACAACGTACCAAAAGGTTTTTTGGAGCTCAGCAACGTGTGTGAGATATTTATATACCTATATCTTCAACCGGGTGGCCTCTTTTTCCGGCTGGGTGGGGGTGGCTACCTACCCAAAACCTACTCTCTACCTCTGCGCCCTCACCAGCCGCCGCCGGAGCCTATCGCCGCCCGCAGGCCCAGCCCAGCAGCTACTGACCAGCAGCTACCAGTGGTTACGGCACTGGTAGTCGAACACTGGCTGTCAACGGTATATCTTCGTGCAGGCCATCACATTACCAGTAACCTACATAGTAGTAGTTACCTGTGCGCTGGTTGCTGGCTGTGGGCTGGTCATTGCTGGCTTTCTGTTTGGGCGAATTTATTTTACTTTACAGGAGGTTGTCACTCATGAAAACCATTACAATCGGCATGTACAGCTACAAGTTCTACCATTCGGAAACCGGTCATCCGGTTGTCCATCAGTTCATCTCTGGCAAAGATCATCAAGTTTGCTACCCGGAAGCAGAGGCTGGCAATGAGTTCTACAAGTACGCTCTTGAGATCAAAACCGGGTGCAAAACGTTCGAGGCCGAAAAGCTCATTCGTGAAGCTTTCAACGATATGTTCTTGGATACGATCTAAGCCTGTCGCCACTAATAGAGCCAGTCGCTACCGGTTAGCTGGTAGTGACTGGCTTTCTTGTTTTTGTGAATCTATTACCGGATAGATCGCCACAGCAAGCTCCAACCGGTTGAGGAGCTTCACTTCACATAGGAGGTCATGACCATGACTACCAACACTTCTTTCGCTTCTCTGTTCTCCCATGCTGACGCCGCTGAAATCCTCGAACTCGCCAAGTCCGTTGACATCACCGGTATGGATGCCGCACAGCTCGCCGAGTATCAGGACGCTCTTGAGTGCCTGAAGGAGAAGGTGCGCATCGATGCAGAGTATCAGCAGGACGTGAACACTCAGCCGAAGGTTGCTGCTCCCAAACACGAGCTTCGCGATGCGTCCAAGGTTGGCTGCACGAACCTCGAAGAGAACACGTTCGTCCCGCAGGGCAGAGACGAGGACGCAATGTCTATGCAGAATAAGCTCCGCCATGAGAACGGCGATGACGAACTGATCCCGCCCGTTGTAGATGACGACGATGATGAGAAGACCACCGTTCAGAAAGGCTTCAGGGGTGATCCTGATGACGGGATGCACAGCGTTATCCTCGTTGATTACCCTGATCGCCAGCCGGGTAAGAATGGCAACAGCGATTACCGTATCCTCCGCTTCCGTGACGCAAAGCTCTACAACGAGTGGACGGTGTTCGTCAGCGAAGACGACCTCGTCAAGCGCCTTCAGGAGATCAGCTACAACAACAAGGGCATGCTCTCCGGTATGACGAAGAAGAGAGCGTTCGCCTCCATGATGGTGAATCCGTTCTCCTGCTGGACGCTGAAGAACCTGAAGGGCAAGGTTGTGACCTACTTCGACGAAGAGCATTTCCACAAGTATTACAACTGGATTCAGAGCCAGAAGGCGGCAGCAGAAGATGCCTACGCACAGAGGCACAGCCGGGAAGTCAGCAGTGAGGAGAAGGAACTCCCTTGGAAGTGCTGATCCCACATAAAGCAAAAGGGCAGGCGGGTAAAACCGTCTGCCTTTTTTTGTTTTAAAATAAATCTAAAAATAAAATAATAAAAATAAAATAAAAAAAGATAAAAACTTATAAATATACAGGTAATATGTTCATTTGTTGTGAAATCTCAAAGAAAGGAGAGATGAAGATGACACCAGAAGAAATACTCGAAATGTTAATCGAGATCGACTTAATCGTAACTGCATAATAGCGAACTTCAAGTGATCAAGCAAGTAGATATTGTACATTCGCAGTTGTACCGGCAACTGATAATCCAGCACCTGCCAACCGGTTGAGGCGGGTACAAAATCTATACAAAAGAGGTAATGATTATGTTCAGCATCAAATTCGGTGGTAAGTATGTCGTTAAGTACGCTCGCAGCGGTCTGAAGAAGGATGGCACGTCCTACGGTCTGATCGCAATGATTGAAAGCGAGAACCAGCCCGATGGGCTGGA